CGTCTGACTGTCTTCGTTTTCTCGGAAGTCCAGAGCGTGTACCCGAACAACCGATGTTCGTGTTCGTACTCGACTTCTTTCGTTGCCTCCTCCCTAACGCGGAACACATCGTCGACTTCTGGGCGATACAACGTGTCGTCGTAGAACTTGACAATGATCTCTGGTGGTTTACCATGCAGGTTACGGTTCCGAACACGGAATCGCCATCCATCCTCAACGAACTCACGTCTCATCGTTCATCAATACCTCCGTAGGTCCTGTCTGACTGGTTGCGTTTACGGACGAACCCAACAGCATCACACGCCGAGCAACTGATCATTGAATCCCCGTCAACGTGGACAACGAGACTCACAGTCGTGCTGCGATGGCAGTTAGGACACTTGAGGAACGACGAAACATTGTGTTCGCCCTCAATCATCGTTCACTCGATTGTATTGACCAAACCCTACCCAATCACACGATGCAGTCCCACCGACGTGACCGTCATTGTCCCACGACACGCGGAGTTGCGTGTACTTGCGGATGTGTTGTATCGTGTCAGTCATCACTTGACACCCCTACGTACACGTTGGAGATTGAAAATAGTTTGGGGCGCTACAAACGACGTAACCGAGAGTTACTGATCTTCAATGGTGTATAGAAAATGCGGGAAGGAACGAAGTTCGTCCTCGTTGAGACATAGCACATCGTTCCCGTGAATACAATCAATCACAAATCATCCAATCATCAGAATGATGTAGTGATCTATGATCTGAAACAGAAAGGGGTTCAAGATTTGACTCTCTATTATCCCATCGAACACCATTTTTATGATGGATTTCTTTTCCTGCTATCTCATCATATCCAAACCAAGCAACAGCAGCTAACCTGTGTACTTGTGCGTGTTTAGATTCGCCGTCTACACCAGTATGAATTTCAAGATACCCATCATTGAATCCGACATACGGGTGTTCAGTTGGTGAAATGTCATGCTTTTTCAACCATTGTGATACACGCCCCGAATAGGTCCCTAATTCATCAGCAATTTCTTTACACGTTCTACCCTTTTGATAATATTGTTCCTTCAACCATTCTTTATCTTCTAACTTTTCATATTCTGTTTGTCTACCACACCTACGTCTCTCAATATTGTTTTTCTTCAAATGTGTCTGTACTGTTTTAGGCATACAATCCAAATGATCTGCGATTTCCCGCATACTCATTTCATGTTCCACATATGCTTTGTGAAGTAGATCAGGATTTCTCCACGGTTTATCACTCATTTTCAATCACCCAAAGGAAGTGTGGGAAGGAACGAAACTCATCCTCGTTCAGACATAGCACATCATTGCCATGAATGTCAGGCAGAAATTCAACGATCTCATCACGGGGACGTACTCCGACGACATCAGAGCCGTCGACGGCCACATAACCGCCGTCCACGTCGTACAGGTCGTCAGGGTCAACCACGACCGCTCGTTCGGTGACTTCGATTACATCGCCCTCGATTTGATCTCGTCCAGTCACCTCGAAAAAGGCGTCACGTCGGAGTCGTTCGTCTGCAACATCGACCAGTGCGAACCAGATGAACACTGGTACGTCGACTTCCTTCGTGAAGTTCACGTACTCTTTGAAGTGACGTTCGTTACACCGCCCGAACCACTCTGGGGACTCTTTTGTTTTCAGTTCGATGTAGGCCAGTAGCTCGTCACGACCACCGTCCTCGGCTTCACTGTAGACGGCAAGGTCAGGCCCGTCACCGTACAGTACGTCCTCGGCGTGTCGATTATCGTCACCGTGGTCAACGACAACGAAGTCATGGAGGGTTAATTTCCGAACGAGGAACTCGTAGCCTACGTCGTGGGTGCGATACGCTTCTTCAAGCGACCGATCACGAACCTCCATAAGCGATTCAACAGTCAACGATGTTTCTTCAAGCGTCATTGATATTCCTCCTTTGGCCACTTGTATTCAAAGCCTGGCACAGGATCAAGCAACGCGTCAAATAAATTGTCTAAACTTTGTTTATACCACCGTATTTCACAATTGGCATAATTATCTCCTACAGTTTCGTCCCATACATCAAACACAGGAACATCTGTGTTTTCAAAATATGAGCGAACTTTAGATTCATTGCCAAATTCATTGTTTAATGATATTCTGACTCTCTTGTTGGTGTGTGATGTATCAAAATACCCATCACCACAATACCAATGTGTAAGGATGGTCTTATTCATGTCTAATTCCTGCGGCCACACTTTTCCCTCGTCTGTGTACCAAGTTTTGAACTGTTCTAATTCATGGTGTGAACGTGTAGCCCAATGCCACACATCACTATGTTCACTTTCTACTTGTGAAACAGATGTAGAAAGTATCCCAAAAATATCTAACAAATGTTCCAAGTATTCTTTGTTAGTCATTGAAACTGTTACTTTTGGTCTCACTGTTTTACGTGTAAGATGACCATCGCCCATAAGCAAACCTTTTATAATATCTAATTGATTTTGCGTGAAACTGGGACGATGATCTTCCCATCGTGACCAGTGAATACCAATTTCTTCATACTCTTTTCCACATTGGGGATCAGGGCAAACCGACATTTTATTTCCTCCACATGGCTTCTGTGAGCGGCCTGTCACGAACGTTCATCAAGTCGTCCTCGGTAACGCCCGTCAATTCATCCATATTACCACGGGAAACACATATTTGCCTTGGCACTTGAAAGTTGGTAACGCTTGTCGTAACTGAAAATAGTTGCCATCAGTCGATTGGCTGGCATACCCCCATGTATGCCTTGGAGAATTAAAAAAGTTGGCGTCTAATCGTCAGCAGGAACTGGTGTACTGCTATCTGGATATGGTTTCTGTTCATAATTGAGATTATTTTCCATCCATCGACGGTGGCGTTGTCCATTAGGTAAGAAGAATATGTATCTATACTTTCCATCGCGTTCTTCAATTGACCAACCCCGTTCGCGCGCTTCATCTGGACTAATGCGATCACCACAATTTCGTGGTGGTTTCAGCTGTCCATCGGATGTTCGATAATACTTTCTCCCACCAGCCATCCCTGTATAAATTGCGTTAGTAGCCTGATAAACTGTTCCTTGATGATCTTCTGTCTCATCTGCATGGCTTACGACAGCCCAATATTTCGGTTTGTATTTTTTCAGCCGATCAAGTGCTTGTGAGATAAACCACGATGTTGCAGTATTCGGTAGATCATCATTTGTCGCAAGCCTGTGAAGTTCGGTTACGTGTTGATGAAAACCGTGTTCACCATCAACATCATCGCACCAACATACTTCATCACCAAATATCGCCTTTCGGACATTTTCACTAATTGGAGTCTGAAATGCAATTGCACCGACCATCTCATCAGTGCTCTCATGGAACAACCCCCACGTCATTGATGCAACACCACACCCACTTGTGTAGTGATTCTCAATAATATACTCTCTACCACGCTCTAATGAAACATCTTTTACAACCAGTTCCATAATACGAAGACTCGGATTTGAACCGAGGTCTCGTGAGTGGGACCCACGCGGGTTAACCGTCCTGACCCTACCTTCGTACTACTGTGTATGGGTGGGATATTAATAAATCTTATGTCTAATCCTGTGCAAAGGCAGTCAACCCTGACTGTTCGTGCCCATACAGAATTTCGTCCCATGCGCCACCACCGAACCGTGTTCCCAACAATGGTGCCAGTGGCTCTTTGAGGGTCTTGCGCCACGCTTTCTCGTAATCGACGGTGAAGTCATCTGGGAGTCGTTCAGGATCAGGCAAGGCAACTGCATCAACAGGATCACCGTCCTCTGCCGTACTTGCGGTGTAGGTGCTGGGATACGAACCAGTCTTCCCTGGCTCTATCGGGATTACGTGCTTCTACCAACACCACGAGTCTCAATATTATGTTTTTGTAACCAATTCCGTATCGTCTTCATTGAAACATCATACATATCTGCTATACAAGCGATTGTACACTGTTCCTGTTTATATAAACGATTAAGAATCTCTTTTTCTCTGTATGATGTATCTTCTATATTGTATTTCTGTTCTTGGTGCAAAGCAGTATGTTCTGATTGACTCATAACACTCAAATTTTGTTCTCTATTATCCCATTTTATACCATTTTTATGATGGACTATATTTCCTGCAACCGCATCAAACCCATGCTCTGCAACTGCAACCAATCTATGTATCCTTGCCTCATCTGGATTCTCCTCCATTGCATTTGAACTACACGAAATCTCATAACCATCAGTGCTCGTATAAAAAACAGGTGTCAAGACTTTATGCGATTGAGAAAGACTGCGCCTATCAAGATCATACTTTTCCATCCATCGCCGAACGTCCTCATCACCACACCCCAACTCAGACGCTATTTCAGATAAAGACATACGTTGATTGTAATACATATCTTCAAGAATTTCTTTATCCCTCCACGGTGAGTCACCCCCCTTCTTTTCATGTGCCAGTTCCACAACGTCGGACTGGGAGCGTGTATTTAAATTGTGTTTATTGAACCATTTTTTAATAGTTGAACGTGAACACCCTAATTTCTCTGCTATTTGACTCTGATCTAACTCCTGATTCCAATACATTTCGTACAAAACATCCTTGTCTCTCCACGGTGAATCGGTCATACCATCCGTATGGGTTTTAGATTTATAAATGTGTTGTTTATTGTGATGAGTACATGGATATGTTTTGCTGGGAGTGTTGATGTATAATTTCACTCCATGAATCACTACCAAATCGTGTATTCAATAATGGTTCTAATGGTTCCTTGAGTGTTTTCTGGAAATGCTTTTCATAGTCAACCTGAAACGCATCAGGCAATAGAGACGGATCAGGTAATGTGATTGCATCCACTACATCACCATCCTCTGCTGTCGTTGCAGTATATGTAGATGGATATTCTTCACCAACCTTATCAATAAACGCGCAAGCTGGCTTATCGCCGTGTTGAATCGTAACATCCGCGATGTGTTCGTTGGCATACTTCGCCCCCCGATAGATGGGGCTTGGACGCCTGTTCGTGGTCCCGTACTCATGCAAGTTCTGTCCGATACCCCCTCGCTTACAAATCCGAGACAGGGCAATCTCGCCGCTTCTGATGGACTCAGCAAGGTCTCGTAACTGCGGATAGAGTTCCCGTCGGGCTGGCCCATCATCCAGACGCAACACGTCGGCAAATAGATTTTGGGCCTCCCGAGTGACAGGAGCGATGTCGCTCCGTTCGGCTTCGAGGCCCGTAATAGAAAGTTGGTCACACTCACCGTCATCGTCGTTCCATGTTTCCCAGGAGATATACCGTTTCTTGACACCCACGTCGTCGTGTGGGGGATTCTGTGAAGGGATGAACAGTCGTGGTGAGAAAGACTCAATCTCGATCTCGGTATGATGGTTCGCTGGGTCGACACCGAACTCCTCGGCCATCAGGTCATCATACCCCTCCTCGTTGAGCCATTCAACAGCTTCACCAACGACACGGAGTGCTTCGTCTTTCGTTGCGACAGTAGGTAGTGCAACCGCCGTGGCGTCAGTGTCACCCGAACAGGCATAGGCATCCTCGTATCCCTGTTCATGTAGGTACGCCAAGATACGATCACGAGAGCCTTTGATGATCTTCCGTCCAGAGAGTGTTATTGTCTCTCCGATACGCCAGTCAAAGAGTCGTGAGGATGAATCTTCACGGCCTTCGCTGACAACGCCGTAAACGCTGTTCACGACCCTTTTTGTACTGGCGTATAGTGGCGTCCCACGGTACTGGTTTTTCAGGTCAATGAGTTCTTGGATGCACTCAGTGAGAAAGCCCGTCTGTACATCGTGACTCAAAAAGTACAGTCGCTCGTACTGTGGGCCATCAGCCTCATCACAGGTCCACTTGACACTGTTACTGTTCGGGTCATACACCATCTTGTACTCGCCGTTGGTGTACTGTTGCCAAGACTCCCCCTTTGTAATGTGTTTTACAGGCCGAGGATCGATGTAGCCCCATACACAGTCATCCTCCGTGTACGGACTCTCCTGTAGGGCTTGCTCCGTTCCGATCAACGTCTCGGGAGAGACGTTTAATGACCTGATGTTGTTCGGGTATAGTGAATTACCTACCCACTGGAACTGACCATTTTTACCAACGAGGATTGCACTATTTTTGTTGCCTGTAACACAATATACTCTACCATCATGGTCTTCTTTTTCTATTTCTCTTGTTCGGAGAGATGTAGTAGTACCGTACCCTAAACGCCACACATCATTCTTCCAGTATGATGGTGTATGCCCCAGTTCACACGTCAATCTAAGGACATCATCACGCAACTGGTCACTCTTAGTCCAGTAGTACCGCACATTTGGCTTGTTATCAGAACCATCACCCTTAACTAATGTCTCCAACAGAATCTTTTTAGCATCAACTGACCAATCAAATGCTATTTCAGGTATCTTTTTCTTTTCGGAACCATCACCACAAAGACGCTGTAGCAAGCGTGCTAATGGCCCAGATGTTACTGATACCTTTCGATCAGATGTAGTTGTATGGAACCCCAGTTTTTGTAATAGCTTATTAACACGCTCCCTATGTTGATCGTTCTCTTGGGCGATTGAAATGCGATGTGGGTTGTGAGAACCTACGTGTCCTTCTGAAATAAACCAACCCAACAGTTCTGCAAACTCATTCTTTGGCAGTTCAATCGGATGATGGTTCCCACAACGCCCATTGTTAGAATCATAAACATCACCTCCGACGATCCAAACTTCGCGTGCTAACTCATCAAGGTAATCTTGAAACTTGAGATACGTCTTAATAGGGACAATATGTTTTCCTACCTTACCATCAACATCAATCTCGCTTACTGTTCCATAGACTGTTTCCACATCCGCAGCTAACTCATCTGGGAAGCCATCCCAACGAGGAATACGCCCATCGTAATAGATAGCCACGTATTCATCATGCATCAACTCTAACATTGAGACGGCTTCTTCGCTATCCTTGCTGCTACGCGGTTCGGCTGTCGGGAAAGTGTGACGGCCCGAAGGAAGGTCGCGTAACTCATTCCATTGGTAGTCTTCTGATTGTATCTCACCATTTCGTTTAGCACCATCGTATGTTCTGTGATACGTGAGGAACCTATGATTCTCAGTAACGGATAACGAAACAGACCGATGATCTATATTGCAAACTTCGCCGTAGGTATTCTCGTAATCATGAGTCTGAGCGACTGTATCAACCTCAACCTCCAACGTGTCTTCATTTAACGTGTAGATAGGATCACCAACCTCAAGATTTGTGATGTTTCTAACACCGTCAGGAGTTATGATTTCATGATCAGATGTGAAACAAGCAAGGTCTGCGTAGACGACGTTCTCGTTGATTCCTGCCGTCGGCGTCTCGACGAACGCACCGAGATACTTGTACTCATCTGGAGCACCGCCTGTGGGCAGTCGTATGCCTTTCTGTCGGGCTTTCCGCAACAGAAAGGTGTCGATGATGTCAGAATTGTACTCTGCGTGATTGTATGTCACACCCGCTACGGCCTGCAAGGATGAGAACACCGAATTGTCGTCTCGTAGACTCATTAGTTCAGTTCATCCAGTAGTTTTCGGGCTGTCTTCAACCCGACTCGTGCTTGTTCGTGGGCCAATTCATTCCGTTCCCTGTCGATCCACGAAACGTGCCAGTCTGCAAACCGACTGGCAAACGAGCGGAAGGCGTGAGGGAAATACTCGTTAAACCTGTCATCGTCCTCACGAATGGAGTTCACGACAGGCTTACTGTCCGAGTAGACAATCATTGCGTTTTCCGTATGATCGAGTGCCGCACGGACACCCGTAATCAACGCTCTATACTCTCCCCGCGTGCAACACCACGGTATCTCTGGTCGGTACTGCTGGGTGTTCAACACGCGAAAGCCGTTGTCGACGAGTGTTTCTGACCCTTCAGTCGATTTCGTGATCACGTAGCCACACGAACAGATTGGGTCATCGTAACTCGCGTCGGCGGCAACGTGTAACACACACCTCTATACGCGTTGTGAGTTTAAAAATATTGAGGTTAGACAATCTGCACGTCTTGTTGTGATTCTTCGTTAATTGCGACTGCCGCCGCAACGTCACGGAGGAAAATCATATTTTTCATCCCACTTGTGTACAGTAGAAATTGAACAGTCCCACTTTTCAGCCATTTCACTATACGTGAAATCTTGCTCGTATCTTAAACTATAGAATTCCTCCTTGTCTTTCCACTGCCTTTTATCAGGCATCGAGTACGTGTTTTCAATATCAGGCTCTGAAGGCCACTTATAGGTAAAGCCTGGAAGTGGATCACCCATCCATTCAAGCAATCGCCGAGACTCAGACGCGTCAAAAACTAATTGTGATCCTGACCACGTTGGACTAAAACCAAATTCAAGAAATGGCTCCCTCATATTTTCTTTCACGTTTTCACTTTTACGTGAGCAAAATCTAACAGTGGGTCGTGCGTGATCAGGTGTGGCTACAGTACCATCAGAAACATACCAGCATTTCACAACAAGAGGATTAAATTCTATCTTTGGTGGTTTCTTGGTACTACCTTGATACCACGAACTGAACTTATTGAACTCAGAGTGTGTTCGTGTATTGCAATAGTATAATTGTGCATGATGCTCTTTTTGTTTCTCACGGTGTTCCTTAACACCTGTTGTCAGTTGACCCATGATATTATTAAACCATTGAAGGAATTTTTGGGATGTGTTAGACACACTGATATATGGTTTCCTTCCTTTTTTGTCAACAAGACGTGCATCTCCCAACATTAAACCATTCAAAATATCCCACTGTTTCTGAGTAAGTTGTGGCTGTGGACAATCACTTCGCCTCCAATGTTGCGACAACTGACTGAATTTACAGCCGCAATTGTGACAAGTTTCCATAACAACATATTGGGGTTTTGTATTTAAAAATGTTTCTATACTATGTATACATTTTCTTGTGATTCAGTATTAATTGCAACAGCAGTTTGTGTATCGCGTAACGCATATTCGACGAAGGTTTCAGGGGCTGTTCGCCAAGCGTAATCAATCGCTGGTTCCTCACTTGGGACAGTTAGTTCGTCCTCGATGGACAGTTTCCCAACGGAGACCCCTTCCTGTTTGGCTACGTCTTCCAGTCGCTTACTGTCGGCTTCGTGCACCTTCGTCTTCTCCCATAACGTCATCAGATCAAGGAGGAGTTTCCCCTTTAACGAGGAGTTGATAAAGGAACCATCACCGTCCATGTCGTACACTTGCCCTGTCGGTGACCAGTCGTAGATGGACGAGACACCGTTCTGTAGCGCCCAGTTGACCAGATAAGGATGGTCAAAGGAACTTGCCGCCCAGCCCATCAGCGCGTCCACACGGCGCTCAGTGACCCACTGACAGAACTGTCCCACCACGTCCATCGGATTCTCGTAGACGTTCACTGGCCACTCGACGGCATTACGGGCGGCCTGTGCATCTTCGGTGGCCCATTCACTATGACTGAGTACCCAGACTGCGTATTCGTCGGTGTAATTGTCGTGAGCGGTGATGGCCGTGATGGGATTACGGGCCTGTTCAGTCCCGTCTTCGCTGACCACAGGTGGACCATCGCCGCCCTGTCGCACTTCGATGTCATAGGTTGTTACGCGAAGCGGTGGTGTCCGATCAGGGGTCTCCTCGTTACTGAACGGACCCAACGCAATCTCCTCGAACGCGATTGGATCAGGATAGCCATACGAGGCAGGATCATAGTCCCGACTGCCAACGTCATCAGGCACCTGTATCCACTGGAAGGCTCCCGTATCAATCAAGAATCGTGTCGGGAACAACACGTCTGCCTCGTGTGGATCGTCAACGAGATCACGGAGTGCTTTCACGTCCCCTGGTTCACGGACTTCCACACGGTACAGTGGCTCACCGTCGATGGATACCTCTTGACGACCCTTTTGATCGGACGTATGTACGTCCATCACACGGTCGTCGTCAGCGAGTGTCTGTCCAACGTCACGCCACTCTGATTGGGTCACGAGGAAGTATGGGCGCATTTGGTCAACGGGGACGTGATGACGCCGACAATCGGTGTCGCGCCCAAACAAATGCAGGACTGGCATCGTCTCTCTGTACCCCTCGTCCTCGTTCTGGTAATATGCGTCGACGACTCGAAGCCACATTAGTCAGCCCCCACAACTCGCTGGGTCGCACTCTTGATGTACTGTTCGTTGATGTCGACACCGACCCATCGACAACCCATGTCTTCAGCAACACTCAACGTCGTCCCAGAGCCACAGAACGGGTCACAGACGACAGCCCCAACCGATGACCCATCACACGAACAGGATTGCTCATGTCCATCAGGGACCCGCTCTACCATCGTGAACTCTCGATAGTAGCCACCGAGGACTGCTTTGGCTTCTCGTGCCAATCGTTCCTTCCTGTCGGTGTTACGACCAGCCCCATCTTCCGTTTCGACGGCCTTTCCAACATCACTGATTCCAACAGCACGGATAGCACTAATGTGTTCTTCAGTCAACTCGGAATCGACATAGAGTTCCAGTGCCCGCTGTGCCTGTTTCCGTTCAGGGTCACAGAACGGACGAGGGACCTTCTCGTATGTTCGCTCGTATGGTGTTCCACACCGCTCACAGACGTGGTTGGGAACAATTCCAGTGAGAAGCTGTTGAACGAACTCCTCGGAGTAAACGGCAACATGATCCAACTCAGAGGTGGCTGTCGGGGCAGTAATCACACTCCCATGTTCACCCCCTGTCACCGTCTCGTCGTACCAATACTCATCCCCCTTCGTCAAGTGAAACACGTACTCGTGTTCTCTGGACCGACGGTCGTCTGCGGGATCAGGTTTCGTATTTGTTTTATCCCACACCAAGTCCTCACGGAGATGGAATCCTACCTCGTCTTGAAGTCGTTGTGCAACACGGAAGGGAATAAGTTGTCGTTCACCGTCGACATAGGTGTCACCGATGTTCAACATAAACGACCCATCACCACGGAGGACTCGATGACACTCGTATCCAATCGCTACAAGGCGGTCAATATATTTCTGTACGTCGGGTTCTGCGCCTAACTGCCCTTCTGTCCCGTAATCACGCTGGTTCCAGTATGGCGGGGACGTACAGAGAACATGGACCGCCCCGTCAGGGAACGACGCCAGCACCGATTTTGCATCACCTTGATAAATTGTATTTACCTGCATCAGTCATCCTCCAAGGAATGTGCGGGACAGTACCCCCGCCCTTCGCGCTGTCCATCACCGTTGTACACGAACATCGGAGCCACCTCACTCCATCCGCTTTCGTCGATTTCAGTCGTGAACTGGAACGACTCGCTGCGTTCGCACAGCCGACAGGAGAGACGAAGGTCTCTCATTCGTCTTCACCATGAAGCGGTGGTGCAACCCACAATAGGTACACCATCACACCCGTCGGGATGCAGTAATAGCCTGCCCAGAACAGGTGATACGCCGTCGAGTTATACGGCATCCAATTTGGTTCCCACCCGATTCCATACGCGGCTGCACCATGCAACACCAACTGTGCAACGATGGACAGGCCCATCAATGCCAGTCCATAGTCCCATATCCGCTCTCGTCCGAACGTGTTAGTTAGCGGATCACGCACACCCATCTGTACGGGTTGACAGTTGAAAAATGTAGGGACTACGAATCGTCGACGTGGGCGTTGACCAGATCGGGATTATCCGCAACAACACTCATCATCAACCAGTAGTTCCCACACTCTTTGGCCGTCTGAGACACGGGGTCTTCACC